GTTTATATTAACGTGATCCACTTTCCCCTCTTACTAGAAGGGGACGCACTAGCAGCGTTGCAGCGAATTATACGACAGACTCCGGAGTTAAAGAAGACGATAGCTAGATCTTTGACAAAAGGGAGTAAAATGGCTCAGAATTGGGATATTGAGTATTCTAAGTCAGACTGCCAGCATTCTGAGGAGTGTGGCTGTAAAGTCACGCTCCGTGGTAAAAGTCCCCAGGTGCAAGGTTTGGTGCTGACGTCTACTGCAAGAACATTGACTGAGCAATATCGTGAAATAGCTGCACAGATGAATTCTAGTGTGGGGTATGTTGGAATAGATGGTAAGCTAGTATACCGTGATGTCGAAGTAGAATATTTTAGGAGTCAATTGTTAGCAGATTCGACTATAACATTAATTAAACCTCCGATTGAAAATCGTAAAGGCTGGAGTGAGAGTGTTCGACTCTTCTCTGTTCATCCCTGTGTTGAAATGGCATTGAAAAGGGCGGATTATAGGTATTTTAGAAGTAAGTTTCCTTATTTAACAATAACTTGGACCTATCTGGAGCAGAATATATGGGTAGACACTGATCGTAAGTGTGAGAACTTACAGGCTATGGCAATGAGACAGTTATCCTCTTGGCATTGGGCCTGTGGTAAAACAAATGGGAGGCCACATGTTGTGGCGGCGATGGCAAACTTGTATCCTAAGAAGTTTGCGAAATCAGTTTTATCCATGGCGCGCCCTAAATTAGGAGATCGTCCCCGTGAACCGTTGAAATTTTTAAATGAGGCTTTGGATAATCTGTATCGGTTAATGAATATAGATTTGTCAGAAAAGGAGAAATTCAAGTTCTCATTTAAATCTCTGGAGGGAATGTATTTAGGTGCTAGTAATGGTGTTTGTGAAGGGTCAACACGAACATTAGTGGATGATCTTGATGAACCGATCCGTGTGTCAAATAAGGGAAAGAAAATAGATACTTTTGAACAAGATTTGGAAGCAATAATAGAATTTTTAAGAACAGGAAAAGAACCTGCAGTTTACTGGTCTGTGCCCCCGAAGAATGAGAATTTCTTTTCTTTTACTAAGCAATGGAGTGATGAAGAATGGGAAGCCTTCACCAATAAACTTCGGGTTTTTAATATTCCGACTGGGATTTATATTCATCTGGAGAGAATGTGTTCATTATTGAGGCACCTTAAGGAGAGAGGATTAGTAATTCGAGTGGGACACAAGTGGTCCCACGGGGGAGCTGATACCTTAGCGCGTTGTCTTGGAATAGATTTGAATAACTGTTGGGATCCTATAATTGTAGAAGGTGATGCAAAGCTTTATGATCAGACGGTGCGTGAGCTGTTTGTTAATTTGTATTTTTCGACTATGATGCTTCATCATGACAAAACAGATCCGGATACACCGTTAATTGAAAAGGTTCTTCGATTTTTGATAAAGAATATGGTAACCCGAATTACTCAATTATTCGGGGAGATCTGGGGAATAGTTCATGGTGGAGTTCCTTCTGGTGCATTCAATACATCCCATATGGATTCTTGGATAATGGCAATGTATTTTATGCTCTTCTGCGTCTGGCAAATACATAATGCTCCTAAAGAGGAACAGGAGGAAGTTGAGGCTCACTTTTTCTTAATTGTACGAATTATAGTTTATGGAGATGATCATCTTTATAATAAAGGAAAAGGTAAAGCTTCGAAATACTTTAGTGGAACGCTCTTTGCTGAGTTCATGAAGAAACACTTTGATGTAATAATTAGGGATTTGAAGGATGGAATTCCGTTTTGTTCGACTGAGAGAGACGGATTTATAGTTGAAATGGGAGCAACAAAGTTGAAGCACCAATTTGTTCGCAATACAGCTAAAGGTCCTAAGCAGCCTAATTTTTTGCCATATAGAGAATCTAGAGAATTTATAATTCGAGCTATCCACGGGAGAGAGACTAGATCTAGGGACCAAGTAGATGTTCTCCTAAGTGTTGTAGGGCATGCTTATGGGACGTATGCTGCAAATAAAGATGCATATGAACGCTTGTTTCTCTTATATTCCGAATTGGTATCCTCTTTGTCCGATAAAATTGAAGATGTAACTGAGATGATGCGCTCTCGTCTGACACATGATGATTTAAAAAAAATGAGACAGACTGGGATTACTGCGGAAGAAATTGTGTCGGGTTTCCCGACTTGGGTGACGTTAATGGAGAAGAATACGGTTGACGATTTCTATCAGGATATTTCAAAGGTTCCTAACTTTGATATTCCAATCTCTGGGTTAGATGATATATTTTAATATTTGTTTCATAAGTAGTAATTTGGGTGGCAAGTCGTGCAAGATACTCTGCCCATAGTAATGGTCCACAGAGCCTTGGGCGCATTTTAATGATCAAGTGAG